CATCTTCTTGTGTAAGGATTTCTTTAAGTCGTGTTAAGAACTGACCGCACAATCCAGCTAATTGCTTCTTATCAAACCTGAAGTCAACTACAGAACATCTAGAATGGAGAGGTTCAATGATACGATTCTTAAAGTTACATGTAAGGATGAAGCGACAGTTGTCTGCGAATTCTTCGATGAAACCACGAAGAGCTGGTTGTGTTGACTGAGGGTTTAAGTAGTCTGCCTCATCAAGGATTACACACTTGTAACCGCCTTGAAGGGAAACTGTAGAAGCGAACTGACGAATCTTTGTACGAAGGGTGTCGATGTTACCTTCTTCAGATCCATTGATGATGATATAATCAATGCCAAGTTGTTCACACAAGGCACGTGCGACAGTAGTCTTGCCAAGACCTGCAGTTCCAGAGAACATAAGGTTTGGTAACTTGCCATCTTTTACGATCGTAGAAAATGTATCCTTTAGTTGCTTAGGAAGGATACACTGTTCGATAGTTTTAGGACGATACTTTTCGACCCATAGGAATTGATCCAGCATTCAAAACTCCATTATAAAAATATATTATACCACAATTACGAATCAATTGAAACCCTATGCCACTTCTCGTCTACTTTAAGCCATAACCGATTATCTTTTCCAACTGCCATAGCAACCTGATTGGTTACTTGTGGGTTCGGACTAATCACATACATTCCATTTGAAGGAGCAGGCATTGATGCTTGCTTTTCTTCGGATGTACGATTATCGCCCGTTAAGGTAAGTGTAGTATTTGGTTCTGGTGCTAGATGCGAATGGTCTTCTTTAGGTGCTTCAACATGTTCAATGACAACCTTAGTGGTTGCAATACCTGTTGCTAAAGCACCTAATAGACCTACACCTTTAAAGAAATTACGACGTAATGGATTCATACAAACCTTCAACTTCTTCTTGCTCAGCTTGCACTTCAGCGAAGTTTTGTTTGTGATAAATCTTTGCTAACGTACGTGTATACTTTTGTGGTAACTCGTACTTGTCAGCAACAGTCTTAAGCGTTTCTTTGATGAGATCACGTTCAGCTTCCATACGAGTCATCGAGTTTGAGATCTCGACGATCGCATCATACACTGCTTTACGATCTGCTGGATTACTCAGCCTTGTTGTCAGTAGACTCATCTGCTACTCCTTCAGCTGCTGGTTGTGGTGCGTTTGCTTTTACAAAACCGATGATGCGTTCACGCAAGTCACCTACAGTTTTAAGATCAGCACCTTTATATAGGCCACGTTCTGCGCCAAGGTCGATGATTTGTACAATTAATTGTAGATCTGCTAATGTCATTATTATGCCTCGTATACTGATGATTTTTCAAGAGCAATCCAATATTCAATTGGTAATGTCTTGTGTTGGAAATGAGAGATTAGTTTACCCGAAATGGATACTTCATAGTCTCCCGGAACTAGCTTAAAGTTGCTGATATCAAAATGGAATTTAAACTTGTGTCCATTATTATTACCATCAACTTCTGTACCATAAGAGTTTGAAGTGCTGTTCTTAGCATCCTTAACTCGAAGTACAATACCGCTACCTGCATCCTCTACAGAAACTGTGGATACTGATAACAATGAGGTTGCACGTTGTAGTGCTTTTAGTGTGTCTGATGTGAGTGTGAATGATACATCAATGACTGGCATCGATACATCCTTTTGAGGGAATGTCAATGATGCTTCATCAGAGAAGAAGTATGTTAGTGCTGATTTACCTTCAGATATATATGCGCTCTTACCATCTTCTGTGAAAGCAAATGTTGGATCACTAAACAATGACATAGAAGACAAGAAGTCATTCACGTCATAGATGCCAAAATCTTGTGGGATTGTTTCGGTGATGGTTGCCTTAGCAACGATGTTCTTAGCTTCAGCGATTGTTTTAATCTCGTTGCCAGCTTTAAACATTAAGTTTGGTTGGATCGTTGCAAAGTTCTTAAGAACTGCAAGCGTTTCATTCGATAATTTCATGGTGTTCCTCTTAATGACATAATATATTATACCACATTTTCTTCGGTTTGTACACTATATTTTATGTCATGCTCATATAAAAACATGAGACAACATAATGCATGTGCTAAGTGGTGCTTGCCGCTTTCGGGATCATTAACTTCTCCCTCTTTCCATGCCCAAACATGCCTCTGCATGGCATCAAAGTAACGACGCTTTGAATCTGGTACATGTTTCCAATTGTCTGGTTCATATTTCTCTGCACCAAACGTAAGGATCTCTACAGTTGCCTTTAATGCTAAAGGCGGTAGCAAGCCATAACGAAGCTTACCACCATCAAATTTTCTACCACCAGTAGTGGCGTTTTGTGAAGCTTTAACTATGTCATCAGTCATAACTATTCTCACTTACATTCGCAAGATGTTCTACCTTGATGGCAATCTCCTGCACAGCCATCGCTTTTAAATGCGATGTTCCACATTCTCTGTAAGAATGTCTTTTCAAAATGGGGTTGTGGTGTGCTACTAAACTTCTGAAGGTTTTCAACGATTTTTGTCCATGCATCCATAATATATTCCTAAAAAATGAAGGGCAGAGGAGCGGTGTCCAATCTCTCCCCTGCCTTCTCACTACCTAAAAGATATTAGGCAGATAAAGCTACGAACTCACCGTTGCGAATAGCACGGATGCCAGCTGCAACGATGGCACGAGTAGGTTGACCTAAGCGATATGTAGTCATACCACCGGTTTTGTTTGCATAAACGCAAAAGCCCTGTGAACGAATCGCGCTAATAGTAGCGGTTGGGTTCTTAATGCCAAAACGTGAACTGATTTGACCAGCTGTAAAGTTTTGACCTTTTTTCAGGGACGCCAATAGGCGTGATTGCTTGCTTTTCATAAAATACTCCATTACGTAATCACACTCAAAATCACCGTGTTAAACGGAAGAGGAGTGTGGTATCTCTTCCGACGGTGTTCATTAAAACGGAACTTTTGTAGTATCTACTTCCGTTGTTTCAGTTATAGGTTGTGTAGCTACGATTGCTTTAGAATCTACTTTAGTGTAGAGGTCTAAGAATGCTACACGTGTATCTTCATCGAAGCGAGAGATACACAATTCAATTGCACGTAGACGATCTGCAAAGATGCCATATGAACGTGCGATATGTACCAAACGACGTGTAGAGATTAAGTCATCTACACCACCATCCTTATATGTTTGACGGATGATGTCTGCCCAAGTAACTAGATTATCTGCAAATTCACCATCAAGTTTACCATATGATTCCATGGCATTCAATACGATCTTCTTCTCAACTGCAACTGTTGGATATGGTTGCTCCATCGTTGCAACGAAACGCTCAAGGAAAGCTTCGTCAAGGATACGTGCACCCGTAAAACGACCGTCTTCAGATCCACGACCTTTTGTATTAGCTGTTGCAATCACATTGAATCCAAGTTCAGGTTTTACCACTGCACCAGTCTTCTTGATATACAAAGATTTGCCTTCTAAGATAGCTTGTAAGCACATCAACTTGTTTGATCCGCGATCGATCTCATCAATCAAGCAGATTGCACCTTGCTTCATTGCTTGAGGGATTGGACCATCACACCAAACAGTTTCACCGTTGATTAGACGGAAGCCACCGATTAAGTCATCCTCGTCAGTTTCCTCTGTGATATTAACACGTACATACTTACGTTTAAGTTGTGCACATGCTTGCTCAACCATCATGGTTTTACCATTGCCTGAGAGACCAGCAATAAAAACAGGATAGAATACGTTTGACTCTACAACCTGTTTGATGTCGCGGAAGAATCCCCAAGGCACATACGTTGCGTCTTTTGTTGGTACTTCAATCTTCACTGTTTCGAACACTGTTTGCTTTACTGTTTGTTGAGGTTCTTCTACTTGAACCTTTTTAGTTGGCATTGGCAACACTGCTGCCAACATTTGAATTTGATATTTACCACGTCCAACCCGATTTTCAGGTTTAGTGATAAAGTTAGGATAGCTTAATCCCATATCGTTAGCGTGATCGACTAATTCTTTCACATCGAACACTGATCGACCTGGGTATTTATCACCTAAAGTCTTGACAAACGCTGTTTTGATTTCTGTTTTCATGGTTGGACACCTTTCAAAAGTTACACATAATATTCGTAATACATGGTATATTATACCACATTTTTAGCCATTTGTACATAGCCCTTTCGAGCTATACCCATCATGCAATCGCATCCACAAAGGCATTCAGCAGGATACGATTTACTCGTTTGGACTTAGAAGCTTTGGCAAAAGCTGTCTTAATCTTATTCTTTGTTGCACCATCCTCTACAAGTTCTCCAAACTCATTCTCTGTGATGTCCATATACTTCGTACATAGACCAAAGTAGCGATCATATCCAAAGATGTTGTCTTCAATCAGGCAACGATTCTTCGTCATCTGCTGAGTATACTTATCTCTGTACTTACTGATGGAAGTGTGTGGAGCTTCGCTTACTGCTTTGTTGATTGCTTGGTTACGATACTGCGAGATAAAAAAACCTAACACGTTACTATCAGTTGACTTCTTCAAGAACTTCAGAAGCTGTGCAGTCATATCTGAACTATTGACAGATGCAACCTTCATGCTTTGACCATCAACTCGTACGATAGCTTTACGACCGCGATATCCGTAGAAGCTACCAGGAGAAGGAATACGTTTCTCTGCACCTTCCTCTGTCATGCGGATCTGGAAAGAATCTGATTCGCCGTCAGTCAAAAACATTGCAGTCATCTTCTCAATGTTGTGCTTCTTCTTGTAGTCCTTAATCATCTCATTGGCATACACGATTGTGGTATTCAATGGTGTACTATGTAGGTGGTTCCAACGATTGATGTACATCTGAGTTAGTTGACTGTCCCATGCCATTGACAGGTTCCATAACATGCGGAAACCTTCAGTGTATTCCTTACGAGTCATGCGAGATGACATAAGATTTAACAAGTTAAACTTCTCAGGAATAATCTCACAGTCTGCGAAGTCATCCCACTGAACATCAGTTTCTTCCTTCTCTTCTCGCACTCGTGTGGTGAATGCATACACTTCGTATGGTACATTAATCATGCGACAGAATGTTGTCAAGTTCAACAGTTGACGGATGGTTGCACCCATATTCTCTGACATCGAACCAGAGAAATCGATGAACATCATCATACCATGATTCTTGTAGTTAGCAAGCTTAGTAGACTTTAAGAAGATGTCTTCTGAATACTTGTATGCATGCAACTTATTGGTATTGATGACACCAGTTTTTTGCAGAGATGAACGAGAATATTGGTATGCAGCTTTACGTAGCTCAAACTCTTTAGCCATATACGCTGCAGCCATATCTGTCTCATTACGAAACTTGTTGAACTTATCCTTTAAGTTGGCAAGTTGATCTTCAATCATTTGGCGATAGTAACCTTCTTCACGCGCATAACGTTCTTCAAGCTCTCTATTCCATTCTGCATAATATTCTTTGTAGTCAATCACGATACCAGGTTGACGAACCTTATTCATCGTATAGACCATCGTATCTTTTAATTCTTCTGTTGCAACCAAATCTTGTTCGCGTTCACGGAATGCTTTGTCTGTCATTGCTTCAGCATCAACAAGCTGTTCGTCTTGAGAAGCTTTCTCTGATGGACCTTCTTTGACATCATCCTTATGAAGCTCTTCACGGATACCATCGCTACCATGACCAGTCTTACCGTCTTGTGGTTTAGGTGGTTCTTCTCCGCCTTTTTCTTGCTCTGATTCTTCTACTGGTGGTGGTGCATCTTGCACTTCTGGTTTATCATAGTCATTCGCGCTATCATTACCCATGTCATCATCAAGATCGAGCTCATCAAAATCTGGTAAAGTGATTGATGGCACATGCTGTTCTTCCATAGCTTCTTGCAAAGATTTATGGTATGCATAGATTTCTTTAGCAAGAGCAACCACTTCCTCAAATGTTTCAGTCTTAAATGATGCATTGAAGAACACACGTTCTGTTGGATCAAATTCAACTTCAACATTTGGACCAAGCTTTGACTTAAGGTTAATCTTGTCGATCAAACGAATGGTGTTGACATCTACATCAGTGATGCCGAAGAAGTCATCTGCTGCTAATACTTTGTATGCTTTTTGGAATTGTGAACGCAAACCAGGATATTGGTCTTGAATCTTGCGTTCGATGCGCACATCCTCTAATACATTAAGGTATGCTTTAGGAGCACCGTATACATCGTCGACAGCATCATGCCATCCAATTGCAGGTGTATAAAGTGCATGACCAACTTCGTGGCCAGTGAGTAAGTCATATACAGCTTTACCGCGATTTTTCCAAACAGGTAAAGCAAGTACACGACGTTTAGGATCAAACCACGCTGTCTTATAAGAACCGTGGATGACTGAGATGTTTTCTTTAGCAAGTAAACGAGCTAAAGTAGATTGCTGGTCTATGTTGACCGCAATATTTTCTAGTTGGACACCAGTTGTTTGCATGTTATTTCCTCAGTGATATGTATATATTATACCACAGAAATGGGTATTTGTACATGCCCTATGCAAGTCTATGATTCTATTGGCTTTTTATTCGCGAGAAGTTGCGTTCCTTAACAAACTCAATCTTGTTTCTGAACTTGGAGTCAAGGACATCACCTTTATGGGAGATGACGAAGACGTTAGTATCCTGCACTGAGGTGAGGATCTTCATGAGGTTGTCGATGCCATCATTGTCTAAGGACGAGTCAAAAGTTTCATCTAAGATTAGAAGGTTTGTATTAGCGGAGTTCTTCATCTTGGCAATCTGGCGCCATGTGAACAGAAGACTTAAGTCGATACGTTGCTTCTCACCTTCAGAGAAGCTTGCATATGTGAACTCATCTCGATAGCGAGACTTGATCGTCTCATTAAAGGATTCATCCAAGTTAAACAATACGAAGAAGTCTAGGATTTGTAAGTACGAATTAACAAGCTTGTTGATTACTGGCAAGTATTGCTTAACTATCTTAGTCTTGATGCCAGTATCCTTGAGCATCTCGCTTGCCATCATGTTATAGTTCTGCTCATCGATACGAGTCAACTTTAATTCTGCAAGCTTTTCTTTCTCAATCTGCAAAGCTTTTAAATCTGCCATTGCAGCACTAACATCGCCTTCTGTACCTTCGATCTTGAGGATCTCTTCTTCAAGCTTGTCGATTTGTTTTTGTAATGCTGAGATGGATGCATTATTTGCAACGATATCCATCTGACAATTTTGGAAGGCTTCGATCTCTTCTAATAAGATTGATTCCTCAGCATCTATGAGCATCAACTCCTCTTGTAGTTCCTCAATATGCTTATTAACTTCCCCGATCTTGCTATCACATCGATGCACGTGCTCTTCCCTTGTCTCGGAAGATATTTCCTGAGAACATGTTGGGCAAGCAGTTGATTCCACAAAAAAAGTTCTGTTTTCTTGTAGCGTCTTAACGGTAGTGTTAAACTTATCACCAAATGATATGAGTTTATTCTTTTTTGTCTCAATCGATTTAAGTGATTTTTGTTTTGTAATGAGATCAGCCAATTTTTGGCTAAGTTCTGTATTCTTGGATTGTAGATCCTTGACTGATACTTGATTATCTTTGACGGCTTTCTGCTTATCTCTAACCTGATCCTTTGCAAGTAGTTGTACATCAGTAATGTACTTATTTTGAAGTCGGACTTTTTCTCCAATAATCTCAAGCTGGTTGGTTGTGTCATTGATTTGTTCCTTTGTACGAGCGATCTTCTCTTTCAGAAGTTGGTTCATGCGAGAGAACACTTGAATGTCTAACAGTTCTTCGATGATGTTGCGGCGTTGGCCAGGAGGAAGCTGCATGAATGGTGTGAATGATGCAGATCCAATAACAACTACTTGATGGAATGATTTATGATTGAGCTTGAGGATGTTCTGCTCTAAGAATGCTTGATAGTCTCTTGAGTTAGCTTCTTGATTAATCAAGTTACCATTCTGATAGATCTCAAATGTGTTAGGCTTAATACCACGAACGATCTTAAACTCTGCTG